GGATCGAGCTTCAGCGCCCCACCCTTTTTCGCAGCCATGCGGCGCATCTGGTCGAGTTCCTGGGCTTTCTCAGGGGCAATCAGCTTCTTGTCGGTGCTCTCCATCCAGGCCTTCGCCACCGGCTTTCCTACAAGCGCCTCGAACCCAGATCGCTTCATTGGCCTTGCCTTGTCCAGATCCCACACGTTCGTAGAGCCTTCGATCAGTGCAAAGCGCCGGAGCACATCCTTGATCTCAACCACATCTTCCCCCGCCCCCTTATCGGTCGAGGAGCCGGCCGGGCTGGGCGACTCGTCCAACGATGGGGCCTGGGGAAGGTCCGCCGCTTTAAGCTCTGCCAGCTCATCGAGCGAAGCGGCTTGTGCGGAAGCATCATTAGCCGATGGGGTACGAGGACGCTCGCCCAACGGCGGCGGTGCCGGCAGGCGTGATGCCGCGTCGATCCCCAGTATTCGCGCCGCGGCTTTGGTTGCTGCCTTTTGATCGCCGTTATGTTGCAGGATGCAGAACACATCGAACGCATCGTTTCGATGTCCATTTGCCAGGGGATCGGAGCTGTGGTGCGAATACAACTTGCCTTCGTTGATAGTGACGCCAGGATCGCCGCTAGTGCTCTGAGGGCAGAGCCATTTGTCTCCCCTCCGCTCGTAGCCATGCGCCTCGATCAGAGCGGCAAGATCGTGGCTCTCATTGAACAGCGCAATCACTTCGGGAAGATCCGAGCCACCACGGCCGATGGCCGGCCGTGGTTTCTGCTGCGGGGAACGAGCAACCGGTGCGGTAGCCTTTGGCAACCAGGGGCAGAGCCCTTCAGCCTTTGGCTTTACTTCGTCCCAACCTTGCCAGATGGCGAGAAGCTCCAAAGGCAATACTGGCAATCCATCAACGCTGGGCCGGGTCCGCCAAGTGTACGGCTTACCGGTACCAGGATGGATGGAGGGCGGGAGGACGTCCTGCACCAGGCCAGCTCGCAGCTCGAAGACAGTGATTCGCTTGAAGGGCTCAGCGGCCATGCGCAAAGCGTCCACTCGGACAGCATCTCCAGCCTCTTTGGCAGCCTTCACCTGGGCCATCAAGGCCTTCAACACCGAACCGTCAACATCCCCCGGATTCGGCCAAGCAAGCGACCGGCGACTGAGCTCAACCCCATCAGGCAGCCTGAACATAATGCGAAAACGCGCTGGATTACCCACCGTTGTCGGATAGACATCTGCAAGCGCGTCCACATCCAAGTCCAACAGTTCCTTCAGAACATGGCGGGTCCACTGCACGTCGTCTACATCAAGCGAGCAGACACGGCTCGGTCCCAGCACCACACCCAGGTTGTGACTAGGGTGCTCCTGCCAGAACCGCTCAGCAGCCACCGAATCAGTAAAGTATCCACCCGGCTGGTTCCAAGCATGCCCCTTAGGCCCTTTCTCTCCCGGCTCGATGGGAACCAGGGCCAGACCGAAGGCTTCAATGTACCGGCGCGCCCAGTCGGCAGTTACAGATGCTGGACGCTCACTCATCGGCGCCGCTCCCGCAGCTCTTGGCAGCTGACGCAGGTTTCACAACCTGCGACAGCGTGCTGTCGCAGGAGCGGGATCGGCTCGTCGCAGTCTTCGCAGAACTGCGCGCTTGGCCCTACAAACTTGCCGGTCTGGCGCTTGAGCGCCGCCTGCAGGAAATACTCGGTCTGGTCGTTAGCGCGATCAATATCATCAGCCATTGGCGCGATCCTCCATGGCCTGACGCGCACCCGCCATGATCGCCAGCACCTGGCGAATGACGTCCACGCCACGCTGCTCGAGATGCAGCACTTCGTGGGGTTCCCATACGTTGTCGGAAGCGCCGTCATGCATGCTTCCAACGAACTCTCCGGCTTCATCCAGCAGCTTGCCGACCGCCTTGAGTGCTCCATGCGTCGCTGGCATCGGCTCTGGGCGATACCAGACGACCCCTGCAGCTCTACCAATGGCGTCAAGGACTCGGGCGGACCTGGTCCACTGAAGGACTTCCTCCAACTCGTCGGGGGATAGCCAGCGACGCTCTTCGTCGTGCTTGAGCTTCTTCTGCAGGGCATCGATATCAATGCCCATGTCATAGGCGAGCGCGGTGATTCCGCCCGGATAGTCACGACCAGCGCGATAGAGCGCCTGCCGCAGGGAGAGCACCGGGCCAGCGCCCGGCAAAGTGTCGATGCGACTCATAACCGTTAAACCTCGGTTAACGGTGTAGCCATGGGAGCGGGCAAGCCCTATCCTACGACTACGACCGATATGCCTGTTCCAATGTGTTGTGCGACACGGCTTGTCGTTCTAGTCATCCGGAGCAACTTGTGGTGAGAGGTTCCGGATGGCGGGGATACACAGTGCTTTGCACTGCTAACGCCGAGCTGGGGGATTCTTGTGGTGAGAGGCCCCAGCTCAGCAATCCTTTTGCGGGTCGCCCTCAGCAGGCTGGCCCATCTGTTCCTCATAAAAGCGCTCAATCGCTTTGCCCGCCTCATAGCGGATCGCCGCGCCCTTCGTTGCTCGATAAATGGTTGGCTGGGTAACCCCCACTCGCTCAGCAATAGCGCGCTGCGAGAAACCCTGCTCAATCAGTGTTTGAAGCATCTCTTGTATGGACATAGCGCTTGCCTATTCGTTAGCGAATAGATGGATGTTACCCAAACGAATAGGTGTAAGCAATACACTTGCGATACGCAAACAAATCAGAGCAATGAGCAGTGATAGGAAACCGCATAGCAAAGCGCATGCATGAGCTAGGGCTGTCCGGAGGCGAGCTCGCCAGGAGGTCTGGCGTGCCACAGCCTACTATTCACAGAATATTGTCTGGAACGTCCGCCAGCCCCCGCCAACAGAATGTTGAAAGAATTGCTAGAGTGCTGGGAGTCTCTACCGAATGGCTCTGGAAAGGTGAAGCCAACCCCACGGTCACAACCGGCCCGCACTCAAACGTCGAACCAGGACCAAAGGTTCGCGGATTCGTGCCGTTGATTTCCTGGGTGCAAGCTGGGGCGTGGTGCGAAATGCAGGAGCCTTTTGAGCTTCAGAATGTCGAGTCCTGGCTGCCTTGCGCGGTTTCGCACAGCAGCGGCACGTTTGCCCTGAGAGTTCGCGGCCTTTCAATGTTCAACCCGCATGAACGTCGCTCATTCAGGGAGGGCGACATAATCTTTGTCGACCCCGCGAAGGACTACGAGAACGGCTCTCTGGTAATCGCAAAGCTCGCGGATAGCAAGGAAGCTACGTTCAAACAGCTTGTCATCGAAGGCGAACGCCAGTTCCTCAAGCCACTGAACCCATCTTGGCCAGATCCCATCATTGAGCTACCAGATGATGCCGTGATCTGCGGCGTGGTCGTATCGAAGGTGGAGATATTCTGATGTATTGAGGTATACGCGGGCAGTACGAAAAGGTATTGACCCAGCATATTCGTTTAAGTATTGTCTGAGCCGCAATCCTCTCACCACCGAGGCTCAGAAATGCTACATGCACAACACACCCAAGGGTGCAAGGTCTACTTGCACCCCACCGCCTGTACCCGCCCCAGCTTCATTGATGCCTTCCAGCGCCGCACCGGACTGAAAGTCATCACCACGCCAACAGGCTTAGCAATGGCCACCCTGGACGACGGGGGGCACGCATGACCCAGGCCGAGCTAATGACACCCGACCAAGCGGCAAACCTGCTTGGCGTGAGCCCCAGGACTCTCGCCGCATGGCGATGCACTGGCCGCTATTCCGTGCCGTATATCAAAGTGGGTTCCAAGGTCCGCTACCCCCGCGAACAGCTCAATGAGTGGCTCTCCAACCGACCAACTGGAGGGAGCCAAGCATGAGCGAGTTCTTCATTCCCCTCCGCCGCGTGATGCTGCTCCAGCATGTACTGGAGAACGGAGGCACGACCCGCTGCCCAATGCAGCGCCCCGAAACCAGCATCGACGCCCACGTTGAGATCGAGAACGACCTTCGCACCCACCAAGTGAAGGTGACGTTCGGACCTGCCATCGGAACGATCACCCTTCAGAGAGGCGACTCGTCGAAGTACATGGCCCTTCGAGATTTTCTGCAGGACTTGGCCAACGGCCGGACGGAGTCAGGACGGCGATCAGGAGAGGCCATCGCAATGCGGGAGGCGCTGGAATCGGTCAATGCCGCTCTCGGCCCCGAGCACACTGCCTACATCAGCCCCACTATCGACCCTAAACACCCTTTCCGCGTGATCGTGCTGGATGATCTTGGCGACATCTGTGCCAGCACTAAAGGCCACTGCAAGGACCAGCTCGTCGAGACTGTCCGCCGCCAGCTCCGGCCTACTTCCGTGGGGCACGGGGAGCATCAATAAGTAACAAGGCGGCCCCGGCCACCTGGGGCACTTCGCTCAGTACCAAGCCTCACCACAGCTTTACCGCTTGGGGCTGAGCATCAGGAGCACAACACATGCAACCGCATCAACAAGTTCTTGCCATGGGCATCCTCTGGCTGATCACCCTGCTCATCCTGCCTTTCCTGTTTGCGAAAGCCCGCCATCGCGCCTTCAACCGAGGCCTGGACACCGGCAAACAGCGCCTGAAAGCCGATCTGAAATTGCAGATCAAAGGACTTCAAGACGACCTGGACGAAGCCCGGGTCCAGACCGAGGCGGACCAGCGCAAGCATCACCTGGCTATCGCACACCTCAAAAGCAGTATCCGCGAACTTGAAGCCCGGATCATGTCCTACACCGGGCTTGCAGTGACCAGGGCGGACTACGAGCTGCTCATCAGTGCCATAGAAACCCTGAACCTGACCGAGCGGACGCTTACGGCAATGAAGGCAACTCAGCAGGCATCACGCGCCGGCCTGGAAGCCACCGGACTGGGCGACTTGGCTAAGCGCATACACGCTCAGCTGCGCGAAACACCGGCCAGTGCTGCAAATGCGGGGGCTGCAGCATGACCGCCGCCCAGCAGATCAACGTGGCAAGCGCGCAGCAGCAGGCACTCCCCTTCCAGCGCGAACTGTATGTGGACCTGTTTGCGGGGGCAGGCGGAGCCAGCAGCGGCGGTGCCCGCGCCTATCGCGCCCCTGATGTGGCCATCAACCACAACCCCATCGCCATCGCCGTGCATCGGGCCAATCACCGCAAGACCCGGCACTACATCAGCGATATCTATGAGGTCGATCCACTGGAGGCCACCGGCGGCCAGCCCGTGGGCATCCTGTGGGCTTCCCCGGACTGCCGGCACTTCTCCAAGGCCAAAGGTGGCGCGCCACGCAGCAAAAGCGTTCGTTCTTTGCCATGGGTCGTTGTCCGCTGGGTATTCGCGACACGCCCACGCCTGTTCCTCATGGAGAACGTTGAGGAGTTCCAGGCCTGGGGGCCGCTTGACGATGCTGGCAAACCGATCAAGGCCGAGATGGGCCGAACCTTCAGGGCGTTCGTATCCTGCCTTACCACCGGCCTGCCCGCCGATCATCCCGATATGGCGGAAATCATGGACTGCATTGGCCAGTGGGTTCCAATGGAAGCCCTGGTGCGCGGACTGGGCTGCAACGTGCAATGGAAAGAACGCCGCGCGTCCAACGCCGGGTCACCGACCATCCGCAAGCGCCTGTTCCTGATCGGTCGCACCGATGGCCGTCCCATTGTGTGGACTAAACCCAAGCGACACGAGAACCCTCAGGCCGATCAGCTGCCATGGCGAACTGCGGCGGAGTGCATCGACTTCTCTGACCTGGGCAAAAGTATCCTCGAACGCAAGCGCCCGCTGGTGGACAACACCTGCCGCCGGGTCGCGAAGGGGTTCTGGCGGCACACCGTAATGGCTGAGCAACCATTTGTAATTCCGTTGAACGACCAGCAACTGGCCGCCGCCAGCCTCACCGAGTTCGCCAATGCGAGCACACAGCGGACCTTCAGCATTGCGGAGCCACTGCGCACTCAGGTTGCTCAAGTGAAGGGCGGTCACTTCGCCATGGCAGCAGCACACCTCACGCACCTGACCACCAGCAGCGGGCACCACTCCCTTGCCGCATGCCACTTCGAACAGGCCAACGGCGGCTTCTACACCAGCGATGGGCGGGCCGCAAAGGCACCACTGAGCACCATCCTCGGCCGAGGCTCCAATCAGCGACTGGCCACCGCCTACCTAGTGAAGTACTACGGCACGGGCGGGCAGTGGCAAGGCATGGAAGAGCCGATGCACACCTTGCCAACGAAAGAGCGCATGGCCCTGGTCACCATCGTGCAGGTGCCAGCCGCCATCCTGCCGCCGAAACTGATAGAACGAGCCCGGAAGTGCGCCCGCTTCCTGCACAAGTACCTGCCTGAACACTTCCCCGAGCCAGTGGATGTGGTGCTGCTCGGCGAGTACGCCCTGGTGGATTTCACCCTGCGCATGCTCAAGGCACCAGAGCTGAAGCTGGCGCAAGGGTTCAGCCCTGACTACATCCTCGATCGCGGACTCTTTGAGAATCCTCACACGGGCCAACTGGAGTGGCGCGCCATCAACAACACCGACCAGATCCGACTTATCGGCAACAGTGTTTGCCCTGACGAGGCGGAGGATCTGATCGCCGCCAATGCCAAGGACCTGATCGATCTGTACCAGCGGGAGGCGGCATGAGCCAGCACGACCATCCCGCACCCGATGCGAAACTCAACGCAGCCGCGTGGCTCGGCCAGGCCGGGCTGTACCGTACACGGTTGGAAGCCGTGCAGAACGGCGAGCAACTCGTGGAACCAGTGTCAGCCGACGAGCTGTTCGAACTCGCGCGCAAGCACGTACTTGAGGCCTGCATCCATGCGTAACCAAACACGCACTTGGCAACTGATCAGCCTTGCGCTCGCAGTGGCGCTAATCGCCACGCTAGTCAAGCTGTATCGCAGCAGCGCCGTACACCCCACCGAAACAGGCACGTTACCGACTGTAAACAGTGCCACGAAACTTGAACACCTGGCGCTGAGCCCGAACGCTCGCAGAGTCCATGAGAGGTATTCGCTGTGATCGACACATCGACCTACATCCCGTCCACTCGTACGCCCAAGGGCATGCAGCCAATGCTTCGGCCAGCCATGTCGTTCATTTGCGACATCTGCGGTAAGGCTCGCGTGAAGGGCGATCACGACCAATGCTCCAAAACCCGTCAAGCAGCTGGCTTCATCATCATGCGAGGGCGCAAGCCATGAACACTGCATTCATGCTAATGGCGCAATACAACGGACGCGCCATCATCCCAATCGACCAGGTGTGCACCGACTACTTCACCCACCTCACTCCTGATATGTTTCAGCGGAAGGTTCTTGCCGGACAGATCAAGCTTCCTATCACTAGGCTCGAGACAAGCCAGAAGAGCGCACGAGGCATTCATATTGCCGACCTGGCGCAATACTTGGATCAGCAGCGGGAGGCTGCCCTCAAGGAATGTGCGCAATTGAACAAGACGCTTCGGGCCGGCTAACCGGGAGATTGCACCTCGCCTGGCAAGGTGCCGGTGGCGGTCGACAGCGTCGACGATCAACCCGGACCTGAGTTTGGCGAGGGCAGCTAACGACCCATAGCGGACATTGGAGAAACTTAGGTGTGCGAGTATTAAGTAAGCGTCCGGAAACTCACTTTCCGAACGGTGAGTAGCAGTG